ATTTATCCGTTCTTGAAAAAAGAGCATTGATTGAAAAAGTTGTGTTATAAAAGGATAAAAACAACATGGAATTAAAAGAAGCAATGGCATATTTTATTTGTGGAATGATTGCAGGTGGCGGAATCACATTGATTGTATACAGTATTCTAGTTGCTAAAAGAGTACAGGAAGAACAGGACAAAGCTACAAAATGTATCTTCAAATATGAAGAATACAGAAGAAGAATCAGAACGCTTAAATATCAAAAAAAAGAACTAGAGCAACGAATTATAGAATTACAAACAAAGCATGGCGAAGTTGTAACAAGTGTGGACTTTTGGGATGTTAACGATGATGAGGTGGAAGAAAATGGCTAAATTAACACAAGCGCAGAAAGATGCGTACATTAAGGAATTAGAAGCAAAGCTTGAAGAAGCAGACAACATTCAGAATGATCAGTTGAACATTTTGAATATCAATCAGAATAAAAAAAAGAAGCATAAGAAAATCACGCAGCGAACAGCCCAAGCATGGTTGCTAGTTGCGTTGGTGATCACACTTCTATTGTCAATGATGAATGTCTGCATGTTAAGTATGTACATGGATATGTTTGAACAGGCTGGAGAAAGATTCGAACAAATATTTAAAGAGGGGTACTAGGATGTGGATTAGAAGTCAAGATTTATATACGTTAATTAAGTGTGAGCGTTTATCTATTAGGCAATGTGCAAGTAAAGAGCATTGTATTATAGGTGATGAACGTATTGTATTAGGTGTTTATTCAACCCAAGAAAAAGCTTTAAGAGTTTTAGATTGGATTCAAAACCAAATAGAATATAAGAATGTTGAAGTACATCAAATGCCACAAGATGAGGATGTTGAAGTATGACAGAAAAAGATTTAGAAGAATTCGAAAAAGAATTCGGATTTAAATTGTTGCCTACATCATTCAAAAAGCCTTTATCAGAGATCACAAAAGAGGAATACAGAGAACGTATTGAATACTTATACAACGCAATTATTAATGACGATTCAAATATAGATGAAACAATTAAAGATAGAATTGATGAATTGATTAAAACATATCAAATGTACATTGAATGGAATAAAAGAAACATTGAAAAAGACAAAGAAAATTTAATATTCAAATTAAATAATGGGATTTATGAGAATATTCAACTAGACACCAAAGATATTAACATGATGAAAGATGATATTGATTTATACAGAGCATTTATTGGATCACTAGAATACGCAAAGACAGGAGAAAGAAAATGATTAGATTACAAAATAATTATGCAATCACTTCTAACGGTGGTTCATTCGCCCTTGTAACGTTCGTAAAGGGTAAGGATAAAGAAGGAAATGAGATAGACGTACAAAAGCCTATATCATACCATACAACGCTTAAATCGGCTTTACAGAGTTATTCTAACAATCGTATGGCAGATTTAGTTTCTAACGTAGATTTAGATTTGGAAGATTTAATGAAAGCAATTATTGAGCTTAAAAAGGAGATAAAGGCATATGAATGCAAGTGAAATGTTTGAAAAATTGGGATATGAGAGAAACGTAAGAAACAAAAGAATAATATATTACTTAGAAACTAAAGGTGCATTCTATTATAAAGAAATCACATTTGATTTATTGCAAAAAGAAATTGTAATAGATGGTAATTTCATTAGAGCGGAAATTGAAAACGATTTATTAAGAGCTATTTATAAACAAGCAGAAGAGCTTGGATGGCTATACGAAAAGACTTGCGAAAATCTATCCGAGTACAATTTATGTGACCGATTCGAATGTTCAAATTGTGGGATTGTACTTGAAGAGTATCAAGAAATTAAAGTGGATGAAGATGATGATACTGGTGATGAATGTACTTACGAATACACACCTAAGTATTGCCCGAATTGTGGCAGAAAGATTGTAGATTGAGGTGGATATAATGAACGCTAGAGAAATGTTTAAAAAGCTAGGGTATAGTTGTATTAAAAGCGACCGTTCGATTTGGTATATAAATGATTCTGACTTTGAAAATTATGGAAGCATTGAATTTTGGTTTTGCGATTGTACATTTGAGGTAACAGGTAGTTATGGCGACCCTCTTATGGTTAATGTAAAAGAACTTGAAGCAATCATTCAACAATGTAAAGAATTAGGTTGGATAGAAGATGAAAAGCAAGAAACTAATTATGAATATTTTAAAGATGAAATCATAGAAAATTGTGGTTTTACTTTTGCACTAGTCGGCGGAAAGCCTCATAAATGCGCTTGTGTTAATTGTAATGATTGTGGATTCAGTACAGGACATGGATGTACCGAAAAGATTAAAGAATGGTTAAAGAAACCGCACGAAAAGCCAGTATACAAATTAACTAAATTTGAAAAAGAATTATTACAATGCTATCCAGATATATACAGTTTTAAAGTATTTAATTCTTTAAATGGGATGAAGGAAAAAGGATATTTTAAAGGCATTGATGACAATGAAATAATTGGAGATATTCTAGCAAATTGTGAGGTAATCGAATGATTCGACAGGCAGGATTGATGCTTCCTAGAAAAGAATACAAGCAGCCTTTATACAGGTTAAGGCAAAACGAATACTATATATTACTGAATTTCGAAGGAAATCTTGGAAATAAGCCAATAAACAGATATGTATCTTTAGTGGAAGTAAAGAAATATGGACTTTTTAGAAATGTTCCAGATAATGTGTCAATCAATGAAATTTTAAAAAATTGCGAGGTGATCGAATAATGCGTAAAGCTAGATTGCTGTGTCTTACAGATAAGTATGAATATGATTTAATCAGTAGTACTGGCAAGAACAAAGAAGATTACATCGGTCAAGTTGGTAGCATTACACACACTCAAAAAATGCTAACAGGTAATGGAAGTGCTACAAATTTATTCGATATTACTTTTGAAGATGGTGCTAGGTTTTGTGTTGACAGAGAACAGATCGAATTTGTGGAGGATTGAGAATGAGCGGCGGAAGTTATAACTATATGTATTCTAGAATTGAAGATGAATACGTCGGAAAAATGTATGATTCTCAACTAAACGCAATGATGAAAGATTTAGTTGATTTGCTACACGATTTAGAGTGGTGGCAGTCATGTGATTATAGTGAAAAAACTTACCGAGAATCTGTTGTTAAATTCAAAAAGAAATGGTTCAAACAAACGAAGATTGATGTGCAAAAGCAAATTGAATCGGAATTTGAAAGAACAAAGAATGAACTGTTAAAATAGTTCGAGTATTTGAAGGATGAAAGTGAGGAAAACAATGGCTAAACTTGCAAAAATGAAGTACAGAACTGTAGGTGGTGACTTAAAGGTAAACACGTATACTACGACAATATCTAAAAAGATTGTGGCTGAATCTGGTATTGATCCCGAAAAAGAAATCACGGTGAAGGCGGAAAAAGGCAAAATCATTATCGAGCAAAAAAGATAATATAAAGGAAACGAAAAAGGGGATAAAAGCCCTTTTTTTTGGCAATAATTATAGTATAATTTATGTATGAAAGAAGGTAAAAAATGGTATTTTCTAATAAAACATATGACAAACTTAAATGGGTTGCACTTGTTGGAACGAACGCATTTTCAGCATTAATTATCACGCTCGGCAAAATTTGGGGATGGGATTGTGCAGAAGCGATTGCAGGAACTATTTCGGCAGTTGGTACATGTATTGGAGCATGTCTACAGATTAGTTCGGCGAATTATAAAAAGGTGGAATAAATGACTCCTGAAGCAAGTGTGAGCATCGCATTACTTATTTCCTTGACATCACTGGCATGTACGTTAATTAACACCTTTGCAGGTGGCAAAAAGCGTCAGGAAGAGCAGGCGGAACGAGAAAAGAATCAGCAGTTGGATGTCGAAAAAAATTTTGTAAAAATCAATGTGAAACTGGACGATTTTTGTGATACAACAAAAAAGATGATGGCAGAAAATGGTGAAAAGACTGAACAACTAAAAAAAGTATCAGAACAGCTCGTTATTGTTTCGGAACGTGTAAAAACACTGTTTAAGTACAAGGATGATCACGAAGCAAGAATCAAGGAGCTGGAAAATGAACGGGTGCAGAATCATTAGCACCGTTCATCTGGAAATATTAGAGAGGACAGAAAAAATGACATTAAACGGAATTGACATTTCAAATTGGCAAAGAGGAATTGATCTATCAAAAGTGCCGTGTGACTTTGTGATTTGCAAAGCTACAGAAGGTACAGGATATGTGAATCCAGACTGTGACAGAGCCTATCAGCAGGCAAAAGCAAATGGAAAGCTATTAGGCGTATATCACTATGCAAATGGTGGGAATGCAGTAGCAGAAGCAGATTATTTCTTGAGCAACATTCAAGGATATATCGGCGAAGCTATTCTTTGTTTAGACTGGGAGTGGCAGAGCAATGCACTGTGCGGAACAGGTGGTCAAGCTAGAACATGGATCAGTGACTGGTGCAATCGAATTGTAGAAAAAACTGGGGTTAAACCTTTAATCTATGCATCAGCAAGTTTGTATAACGAAGTCTCTGGCATTGGAGACTATGGACTGTGGATTGCTCAGTATGCGAATAACAATCCGACAGGATATCAGGAACATCCATGGAATGATGGTTATTATACATGTGCTATCAGGCAGTATACAAGCTGTGGAAGACTGGCAGGATATGCTGGCAACCTTGACTTAGACATTGCCTATATGGATGCTACAGCATGGCGCAAGTATGCGAATCCAAGTTGTGAAACAAAACCAGTTACGCCAAATCCTGTAAGAAAGAGCAATGAGCAGGTAGCGGACGAGGTTATTGCAGGAGCTTGGGGCAACGGTGAAGATCGCAAGAATAGACTTACACAAGCAGGATATGACTACAATGTTATTCAAGACATTGTAAACAAGAAGGCTGCACCTGTTAGAAAGTCAAATGAACAGATTGCAAGCGAGGTTATTGCTGGACAGTGGGGAGACGGTAACAGCCGTAAGAGCAGACTGGAACAAGCAGGATATGACTATAATACCATTCAGAATATCGTCAACCAGAAGCTAGGTGCATCTCAGGCAGTATATTACACTGTACGTAGTGGAGATACATTGTCAGGTATTGCATCCAAGTATGGCACAACATGGCAGAAGCTACAGGCTATGAATGGCATTAGCAATCCGAACATCATTTACGCAGGGCAAAAGCTAAGAGTTAAGTAATGGCACAAGGCTATTATTCTTGTAGCAGGTGCGGGAAGATACATCCGAAAGGATATGTCTGTCATGTAGAGAAGAAGCACTACAAGTACAGTTACAAAGAGTCAAAGATGAGAAGCAAGAGTGCATGGACAGCGAAGAGCAAACAGATACGGGAAGATGCAAACTATCTATGTGAAGTATGCAAAGACAAAGGCATATATAACTACCGTAACATTGAAGTGCATCACATAGAGAAGCTGAAGGATAAGCCAGAGCTATGGTTGGATGATGATAACCTTATATGCTTATGCAAAGACTGTCACAGGTTAGCTGATGCAGGAATGATTGACAAAGAGTATTTAAAGAAGATAGCTATGCATAGAATCGAGAATCTGAAGTAATCCCCCGAGGGTAACGGGCATTATCTGGTGAGACGTTGAGATAAAACGCCCATATAACTAATCACAAAAATTATAAAATACTAAGATTTTTTGGATAAACGGCCAAATTCACGCTATAATGTGAGTATAAGCCGTTTTTTGTTTCAAAAAGAAGCGAAAATCATGCGAAAGTGTTCCACGTGGAACATGAGCGGGCAATATAAGAAAGGTAGTGAATGAAAATGGAAAATGAGAAACTAAGTTTTAAAAAAATAGGTGCTTCAAGTGCTGCAAGTTGGGCTTGGGGAACATCTTTAATCATGGGACAACAAATAGCTCAAGAGAAAGGTATAATCGCTTGGGTCATATGGGCTGTTTGTAACACCTTAACGCTTGCATTATTTGGCTGGCTATATAACAAGAAAAAAATTAGTCCAGAAGCTTATAATAGAAAAGAAGTAAAAGTGATAGCATTAATAATTCAATTATTTAGCCTATTAGTTCAGTTGAATTTTATAAATCAACAATTTCTAATTATTACAGGTAGTACAACTGCAGCATATTTGATAACAATAGCATTAGGATTTTTCTTTACTTTAATTGTTTACAAAAAAGGACTACCAACATCAGTTAAAACAGATGTATATCAATGGATCATGGCTATTGTATCAATAATAGCAGTTATAGCAGTTGGAATATTTACAAAAGCCCCATTACAAGTATTTGCACCAACTAGCATGAGTGGTGTGTTATGGGGAATATGGTCTGGACTTATTTTATTTGCTGGACCTATTGGAGATGTACAACATTGGCAAAGAGCAGAAGTAGATGAAAGTAAAAAAGGTTATTATTTAGGAGCATTTTTATTTGGACTTTATATGTTATTAATATTAGGAATGGCTTTCTTTAAATTTACACTACCGATGCATATTATTTTATTAGTAGCAGTTCTTGGAGTAACTACATCAACAATAGATAGTATTGCAGTAGCACTTCATAAAGTGGGAAATAAGAAAATAGGAACAGGACTTTCATTATTATTATGTATTGCATTTGGAGTATTTGTTAAAATTGGAATGCTTCAATTATGGAGTTCATTTGGAGTTATTAGATTTGCATTTGCAGTTGGTATTTTGTTATTACCGTTAGCATTAAAGAAAAAAACAAATATAGTAATTCCAGTATCAGCAATAACGTTTGGACTAATGGTATTATTTGCAACTTTAGGACAAATAACAATTAATTCAATTGTTGGAGTTATAAGCTTTACAATAGCAACAATAATACTTGGCTATGTATCAGTAAAATCATTGAATGGGTGATGTTATGCTGACTAAAAAACAAAATATAAAAGATAATCGGGAATGGTTAGAAGCATTTGATAAATGTACTAATATTTACACTAGATATGATATTGATAAATTAACAGATGAAACAACATCATTTATTAGAGATATATCAAAAAAATATAAAAATATTTGTAATGGTTGGGTAGCAGGTAAAGATAGTATTGTACTACAAGATATTATTAATAGATCAGGAATTAAATCAACACCTATATTCTGGTGTGGTATTAATGAATACCCAGAAATGAGAAAATGGATTAATGAAAACAAACCTAAAAATCTAATTGAAGAAGTTATTGATAAATATAGTCTGGAATATTTAGAAAAACATCCACAGTATTTATTTTGTAAAGGTAAGACTAGACAAAATTGGATGGCTGAAAAATGGAAAAGACAAAATAAAGATATTACTAAATATAATTTTGATTTATTTATTGCAGGTAGAAGAATCAAAGATGGAAACCAATGTGGAAATAAAGAAAATAATTATATTGTTAGTAAGAGTAATTATGATGTCTTTTCTCCTCTTGCTAATTGGAATGCAGAACAATTACTTGCTTATATAAAATATAACAATATAGAATTACCACCATTTTATAAATGGGATAGGGGTTTTTTAATAGGATCAATAGCAATGGGAGAATGGACTGAAAGAGCCATAATGGATAAAACAGAAAATGAAGTATGGCAAGAATTATATGATATTGATAAAAGCATTGTAATAAATGCTAGTAGCAGATTAACAAGTGCTAGAGAATTTTTAGAAAGTAGGAGAATGAGATGAAATTAGAAGTAGTGAAAATAAATGATTTAAAACCATTGGAGAAGAATGTTAGAAAGCATAATGATAAACAAATTGATGAATTAATTAAAAGTATAGAACAATTCGGGCAAACAAGAGCAATGGTTATTGATGAAGATAATAATATCATAATTGGTAATGGTTTATATTTTGCTTTAGTAAAAATGAATAAAGCAGAAGTTCAATGTTATAGAAAGACAGGACTATCAGAAATTGAGAAGAAAAAATTAATTTTAAGTGATAATAAAATTTACGGCTTAGGTTCAGATGATTACAATGAAATAAATAATTATATTCAAGAAATAACTGCAATAGGTGATTTTGAAATTGCTGGTTATGACAAGTTTATTTTGGAGCAAATGACTGCAACAGATGAACAAGTTGAAGAAGCAATTAGTAATTATGGAGTTATAACAGATGTTAAATATACCCAAGAAGAGCCAAAGCAAGAAACAAGTTATAAAGAACAAGAAATTAAAAATGAACCAGAAATTAAAAATGATCCAGTAACAATGGTAACGGAAACAAAAGTCAGTGCTGAAAAAAATGAGAAGAAATATATTATATGTCCTTCATGCGGGGAGATGATATATCTTGATTAAAAAACAATATTCAAATGTTGATGTTGTAACTATGGCTAATATAAGAATAAAAAATATATTTAAAACTGCTAGTAGAATTGAGTTATCAGTAAGTGGTGGTAAAGATAGCATTTGCTTAAATGATTTAATATTTAAATTATGCCAAAGTGGAGAAATAGACAAATCAAAATTAATAGTTGATTTTATAGATGAAGAAGCAATATATCCATGTATAGAAAAACAAGTTAAAAGCATGAGATTACAATGGTTGAGTATTGGCGTGCCTTTTAATTGGTGGTGTATTCAGGTAAAGCATTATAATTGCTTTAATCAATTAACAAATGATGAAAGCTTTATTTGTTGGGATGAAACTAAAAAAGATGTATGGATAAGACAAAAACCAAAATTTGCAATTACAAATGATCCATTACTTGATGAAAGACATGATACCTATCAAAGTTTTATGAATAAAAAAAATAAAAATTGTGTATCAGTAATTGGTGTTAGAGCAAGTGAAAGTGTTCAAAGATTAATGAGTTTAGCAAATAGAACATCACAAGAAAAAATGTTTCCTATCTATGATTGGACTGATAAAGATGTATGGATGTATATAAGAGAAAATAACTTAGAATTCCCAGATGCCTATAAATTTATGTATCAAGTAGGAGTTCCAATTAATAGATTAAGAATAAGTCAATTTTTTAGTATAGATACTGCTGGAAGTTTAACTCAGATGTGTGAATTTTATCCAGAACTATTTGATAAGATTTGTAAAAGAGAGCCAAATGCTTATATGGCAATGCTTTATTATGATACTGAATTATTTAGAAGACAAAAGAAAAATAAACAAGCAAAGAAAGATGAAGAAGTTGATTATAAGAATAAATTCTTTGAGATGTTAAAAGAAGAATGGAGATTTGATAATAAACCTATGCAGATGGTAAAAAAACAAATTAATAGATTATTAATTAAATATGGACCATTTTTAAATCAAAAACATTACAAAGTGTTATGTAATATAGTAATTGGTGGAGACCCCAAAAGAAGAACATTAAGAAGTTTAGAAACGAATTTATATGCTTATGTAAATGAGGTGAGTAGCAAATGAAAGAAAATGAAATAAAAAAATATGAAAATAAAAATATATTAGAGCCTTTAGAAAATGTTAAATTTGTTGATAGAGATTTATTAAAGCCAAATAATTACAACCCAAATAAAGTATCAGAACAAAATCTTGAATTATTAGTTCAGTCTATATTAGTAAATGGATGGACTATGCCAATAGTTATAAGACCGGATTATACAATTATAGATGGTTTTCATAGATGGACTGTATCAGGTAGAGAACCATTAAAAACATTATTAAAAAATAAAGTTCCAGTTGTTATTGTGGACCATAAAGACCATGCAGAAGATGTCTATGGTACTATCACACATAATAGAGCAAGGGGAACTCATTTATTAGAACCAATGAAAGCGATAGTAAAAGAATTATTGGATGAAGGAAAAACAACAAAAGAAATATGTAAGGAATTAGGAATGAAACCAGAAGAAGTATTTAGATTATCTGATTTCACAAGAGAAGATTTTTTAAAAATTATGATTAAGGACCAAAAGACTTATAATAAATCATATCAAATAAAAAATATTAAATAAAAAATTATAGGGGGTGATAATATGGCAAAAATGACTTTAACTGAACAAGCACAAGAGATTTTAAAAATTGCAGAAGAAAGTGGAGTACAAAGTAATTATTTTTTTATAACTACATTCAAAAGATATCAAATGCAATTAGTTATGTTATATGAATTAGAAAAATCTATAAAAGAGGATGGAATATTAGTTGAAAAAGAATATGTTAAAGGCAGAAAAAATTTATATTCTAGTCCAGCGGTAAAAGATTATAATGCAACAACAGATAGTGCGAATAGAACAGTCGCAACTCTTATGAAGATCATAAAAAACTATAATGTGAGTGATACAACCGAGGATGCAGACCCGCTTATGAAGATCATTAATGGTGGTGAAGATGATGGCGGTGACGAGTAGTAAGGCTTACGAATATTGCAAAAAATCTATTAGAAAGAAAACCACACCGAAGTACGTTAAGTTACAAATGAAAGCATGGATGAGGATTGCTGAAGGAAAAGACAGAAAGTATTTCGTATCCGAAAAGAAAGTACAGCAGATTGAGAACATCCTGAAACTGTTGATTATGCCGAAAGGCCTCAAGGCCGGACAGTCTATGTATAAGTGCGCCACTGGTTATCAGTGGCTTATTTATATCGCAATGCTAGGCACGGTGTATCGGGAGAATCCTAAAAAACGCAGATACGAAACAGGGCTGTTGGAGATTTGCAGAAAGAATTTTAAGACGTACACGGTCGGAACGATTTTTATTATTTTGTTTTTGACAGAGCCGAAGTTCTCAAAATTCTTTTCAGTTGCACCAGATGGTTCTTTGTCGAAAGAAATCAAAGAAGCAATCTCAGATACAATCAAAAGCAGTCCGCTGTTATATGAGTACAAAGGAACGAAGCGTTTCAAGCTGTTAAGGGATTACATTAAGTTCAAGCCGAATGAAAACACATTGATTCCGTTGGCATACAGTAACAACCGTATGGATGGACGTATGCCGAATGCGTTCATCGCAGATGAGGTTGGAGCATTGCCAAATAAATATCCTGTTGATGCAATGAGGTCAGGACAGTTGAACGTCTTTAATAAACTTGGGTTCATAATCAGTACAAAATATCCGACAATCGACAATCCATTCGAGGATGAGGTTGCATATGCCAAAAAGATTCTTGACGGCATTGAGAAAGACGAAACAGTATTTGCACTGTTGTATGAGCCAGACAAAACGTCAGACTGGGAAACAGACGATCTTATTTTGAAGCAGGCTAATCCGGCGGCGCTTGAAATCCCTGAAATTTTGGATGATCTTGTAAAGAAAAGAGCCAGAGCCATTGCTATTGAGAACGAGCGCGAAAACTTTGTTACAAAGCACTGCAATATCATTTATCAAGGGCAAGGAACTGAAACATTTATTGACGTTAAGGATGTTCAAGCATGCAAGGTTGCGAATATTGATTGGTCAGGAAGAGTTGTATATCTTGGCGTTGACCTTTCAGAATCGAACGATAATACATCTGTTGCCATGGTTTCTGTAGATGATGATGATAACATTCTTGCAGAAAGTTTTGCGTTCATTCCAGCAGACAGGATCACAGAAAAGACAATATCAGAGCGTGTGAACTATCAGGAACTATTGAAGAGCGGGAAGGTGTTTGCATGTGGTGACAGAGTTATTTCTTATGCGTTTGTTGAGCAATTAATCTTGAGTGTTGAGAGCCATTATAACGTACAAATACAGGCAATAGGGTATGATAGATGGAATGCATTAAGCACGGCGCAGAAATTGGCTAATGAGGGCTATAACACGGTTCAGATTAAGCAGTATTCAAGCGTGCTTCATTCTCCGACAAAGAGGATGAAAGAAGCAATACTTAAGCAGAAGTTCAAATACACAGAAAATAAATTGCTAGAGATAAACTTTCAGAATGCAAAATGCGCATATGACACAAACAAAAACATGTACGTTAGCAAGAAAAAGAGCAATGGAAAGGTCGATATGGTGGTATCACTTATTAATGCAATTTACCTTCTTGAACAGGATTATTTCTTGAATGAAGGTGACTTCACATTCCAGATGATCTAATTGATAAAAAAGTGTATTTATGCTAATATATTTGCGTAAAATGTTTCAAATAGAAAATACTAACAAAGGGTGGTAACGAGAGTGGCACTATTCAGAAAAAAAATCAAGAATAAAATAAATCTTAACGATCAAAGTGTTCAGCTTGACGATGTGCTGTTATCGGCATTGCTCAATAATGAAAAGATTACGAGAGAGAAAGCTTTGACTCTTCCTGCCGTATCGGGTGCTGTTGATTTTATCAGTGGTTCGATTGCGGCAATGCCTATTAAACTTTACAGATATAAGTCTGGCAAGGTTGAGGAAGTTCAAAGAGACAACCGTGTGCGAATGCTGAACGGTGACACAGGAAACACGCTTGACGGGTTCCAGACAAAAAAGGCCATGGTCGAGGATTATTTGCTCGGCAAGGGTGGATATTGTTACATCCAGAGAGACAGACAGAACAATGTAACAGCACTGAAATATATTCCAGATATGAACGTTACTGTGTGGTCAAATTCCGACCCGATGAACCGTTTCATTCAGTTCTATGTTGGTACAGATAAAATATATCCGTGGAACATGGTCAAACTCTTGAGAAATACCAAAGACGGAGCAAGTGGAAAAGGACTGACAGAAGAAATCTCAAAAGCACTTGAAACGGCATACAGCACATTGGTGTATCAGCTTGGATTGGTCAAGACAGGCGGTAATAAAAAAGGTTTCTTACAGGCAGAGCGCAGACTTGGGCAGGAAGAAATAAACAAGCTAAAGGAAGCGTGGAGACGGTTATATACCAACAATACCGATAATGTCATGGTATTGAACAACGGCATCAAGTTTCAGGAGTCGTCAAACAGTTCCGTTGAAATGCAGTTGAATGAAAGCAAGAAGACTTTGCAGGATGAAATAAATGGAGTATTCCATATTCACAGTGACTTCAATTTGACTTTCAAAGAAGCAATCTATCCGATTGTTAAAGCATTTGAGACAGCACTCAACAGCACACTTCTGTTGGAAAAAGAAAAGAAAAACTTCTTCTTTGAATTTGATACGAAAGAAATTGTGAAAGCAAGCATCAAAGAGAGATTCGATGCTTACAAAGTTGCAAAAGATACAGGACTTATGACGATAAATGAATTGCGCCGTATGGAGAATTTGAACTACGTTGAGGGAATGGACGTAATCAATGTTGGACTTGGTGCTGTGCTGTACGACATCAATTCTGGCACATATTACACACCAAACACTGGACAGGTGACAGGCGGAGAAGAAAAGGCTGAGAAAGTTGAAGAACAGGGGGAAGATAATGAACTACAAGTACCTAAAGAATCTGACGAAAACAAGCGCTGATTTTTACGTATATGGCAATATTGTTGATGAGAACAAGCCAGACTTGTGGACTGGTGAGAAATCAGAAACAGCAGTTGATACGAACGCACTCAAGACAGAGCTTGACAGCTTGGATAGTGTGACAGATTTTAATATTTACATCAATTCAGGCGGTGGCTCAGTGTTTGCAAGTTCCGCAATGGTCACGATGCTAAAGAGATTCAGGCAGAACACCGGAGCAAAAATTCACGCATATATTGATGGATTATGTGCAAGTGCCGCAACGTATCTTGCCATGGTTGCAGACGATATAAACATTTACAAAAATTCTGTGCTGATGATCCACAAGCCAATGACGTTTGCATATGGAAATGCTAACGAGCTACAACATGAAATTGACACATTAAATCTGATTGAAAGCGGAACAATGTTGCCGATGTATGAAGCAAAGGCAAAAGAAGGAATCACAGCAAAAAAGATTGCAGAGCTGGTGGAAAACGAAACGTGGTTCAGTGGCAATGCAGATGATGATATGTACATCGGAAATTATTTCAATGTGAATGCACTTGAAACAGTGAAGGATGTACAGGCATGTGCAACGGACTTGTTTAGGACCTATAAACATGTGCCAGATAGACTAAAAAGGCCAAAACAGACTAAAAAGACTGTCGAGGATCGTGTGTTTGATTATTCAGCATACGAGAATATTATTAGTTCATTAAAGAAAGACAGAGGGGCGAAGAAATGAACGTAAAAGAACTCATCGAAAATCGAAATTCAAAAGTCGCTCAGATGGAGAACTTGTTGAAAACTGCAAAGGCAGAAAACAGATTACCATCTGAAGACGAAAAAAATCAGTTCGCAGACCTTGAAAAGGAAGTCAAGGACATTGATGCGGCTATTGCTATGTATGACCAGATGGCCAACATGAGCATGAAGAAAGTACCGAGCGCGCCTGTTGAAATGACAGATGCAGAAAAAGATCACAAGGCATTCGATAATGCAATTCGTGGTATTGTAAATACTGACACACCGACAATGCCTTCCGATGCAAAGACATTGATTCCGACAACAGTATGGAATGAAATTATTTCTCAAGTAATTGAAATCTCACCTGTATTCTCCATGGCAGACCGATATAACATTACGGGCAATCTGATTCTTCCAAAGTATGACGCAGAGAACAGTTCAATCGTGATGCAGTATGCAGATGAAGGAAGTACAGCAGAGTCTGGAAAGGTTGTTATCGGCCAGATTACACTTGGCGGATTCCTTGCACGTTGTCTTGCTAAAATTTCAAAAAGCTTGATTAACAATTCCAACTTTGACATCGTTGGTTTTGTCGAAGCAAAAATGGCACAGGCAATTGCATTGTATTTCGAACATGAGATTTTGTTCGGTACAGAAGGTAAGGTTGATGGTTTGAAGGGCATTGCGGCAGACATGATCGTTACAACAGCCACAGCCACAAAGATTACATCTGACGAGTTGATGGATGTGCAGGACAAGGTAATCGACAACTATCAGGCTAATTCTGTTTGGATTATGAATCGTGAAACACGAAATGCAATCAGAAAGTTAAAAGATAATGAAGGCGATTATTTGTTGAACCGTGACTTTACAGCAAAGTGGGGCTATACACTTCTAGGCAAGGATGTTTATTGCTCTGATGCTATGGACAAAATGCTTGCAGGAAAAACAACCATTTATTACGGTGACTTCTCTGGTTTAGCTGTGAAGGTTTCAGAAAATGCTAACATGCAAGTATTACAAGAAAGATATGCAGAAGAGCATCTACTTGGAATCCTAGCTTTCGTTGAGTGGGATGCAAAGGTTGCAGACACTCAAAAGCTTGCAAAACTTGTGATGGCAGCAGGTAAATAAGAAGGGGTGAAATAATATGGAAGTAAGCAAAGTCAGTGATATCACAGCAGAAAGCGTTGCAGATTATCTAAGACTGGACGAATTAACATGCAGGGAAATAAATACATTGACCATGCTCATTTCTATTGCAACCTCATTTATTGAGAACTATACAGGGCTTGATAATCTGGACAAATATCCTGAGTTCGTTATCGTTGTGTTGATTTTGTGTCAAGACATGTGGGACAACCGGACGATGTATGTTGACAGCAAGGACTTGAACAATACTGTTCAGAGCATTCTTGCGATGCATAGCGTCAATCTATTGTGAGGTGTTAGACATGTTAAATGCAGGAAAGTATTCAAAGCGTATCACAATTTATAAAACCGTGATTGTGACAGATGATGATGGCTTTCAGACAGAACAGAAACAGGTGATATTACAGCCGTATGCATACGTGAGAACGACAAAAGGCTTTACGCTGATTGCGAACAATTCTGATTTTGAGAAAGCATACACCAACTTCACAATTCGGTTTCCGAAAACAGAGATCACAAGAGATATGCTAATTGAGTTTCACGGCAAGACATATACGATTGAGTATCTGAACAACGTGGACGAGAATGGTGTGGAGCTTGAGATTCAGGCAAAGGAAGTGACTCACTGATGGCAAAATTTGTTGCTGGCATTGACGATAGCGTATTGAAGGATATATCTTACATCGACAAACAGTTTGATCACATCTTTGGTGGTATGACCAAAGCAGGGGCAGAGGTCGTATACAAGAACGTCATTGCCAATCTTCCAGAGTCGCTGAGAAGTTCAGGCTTTAGCAGTCATGTGAAACTGTCGAAAGTTTATAAAACGCCGTCAGATGATGGCATCAATACAAAAGTTATGATTACTGGATATTTCATTAACAAAGATGGAAGAAAGACTCCTGCACCACTTGTTGCTAACATGTTTGAGTATGGAAGTGACAAAAGAAAATATCCAAAGCATCCTTTTTTCCGAAAGTCTTTCAAAAAGTCGCAGATTATGAAAGCAATGGAAGATGCTCAGAAACAGTTGAGCGGGGGACTGTTAGATGAATAAAGTCATCGAAAAAGCATTGAGTGACTTCACGGTCAACGGCAAAAAAATTCCAGTCAAGTTCTTACGATACAATGGAAGTTCGGAAACGTACATCACTTACATGATGACAGATGCGGACAGCGTGTTACATGGTGATGATGAACTGCTGAACTACGTTGAATATTATGATTTTGATGTTTATTCAAAAGGCAATTACAGGCCGATTATTAAGGCACTAAAGGGATTGCTTACGAGTGTTGGGTTTATGTGGGAACCTGAAAGAACGTCCTCAGATATGTACGAGGATGATACGAAGTACTACCACAAAACATTATGTTTTTCAATCGAAAGGAGCGAATAATGGCTAAAATAGGGTTAAATAACTTCCGATATTCAAAACTTACTGAATCGGAAAATGGTAAAGCAACTTATGATGGCGCGAAAAAGCCAGCCAAGGCTATTTCTTGTAAGGTGGATATCAGCAACAATGATGCGTCTTTGTATGCAGATGATGCATTGGCTGAGAGCGATACTTCATTTCAGAAAGGTTCTGTTACAGCAGGAATCGACAACGAGGATGTGCAGACAATGGCAGACCTTCTAGGGCATACGGTTTCAGAAGATGGGGCAGAGCTTGTAAGAAATGCAAATGATGTTGCACCATATGTAGGTTTCGGAAGAATCGTCACAAAGATGGTGAACGGAGCTTACAAGTACACGGTAGAGTTCCTATGCAAGGTTAAGTTCTCAGAACCATCACAGGATGATTCTACAAAGGGTGAAAGCGTATCATTCAGCACAACTGAACTTAACGGAGTGGTGGCGACATTGGCAGATGGAGCATGGTCAAAATCTAAAACGTTTGATACAAAGACTGAAGCTGTCTCATATCTTGAAGGACTGATGGCAAAGACTTCAGTTTAAAAGAGTATTAAAGGCAGGGTTCGTCCCTGTCTTATTTCATTAGGAGGCAAACATGAAGGAAATCTCAAAAGAATTTGAATACAAAGGGAAGACGTACGGGCTTGTATTTAATCTGAACGTTATGGCAGTTATTCAGGACAAATACGGCACACTTGATGCGTGGGGCAAACTGACAGATAGTAAAGATGAAGAGCCAAACGCAAAGGCAATCATTTTCGGAATTTGGGCGATGATCAATGAGTATATTGATATTCAGAATGAGGAAAATGGTACAAGTGAAAAGCCATTGACATTGAAGCAGACAGGAAGAATGATTACTGACATTGGGCTTTCTGAAGCCACGAAGAAGGTAAACGAAACTGTTGTTGAAAGTACTCAGAGTTCCGAAAAAAACGCATAATACCCGATGAAGTGGATGAACCAGAGCCAATAGACTTTACATGGTTCTACTTTATCGGGCGTAACAAACTTGGTTTTACATTTCATGAAGTTGGAAGATTGACACTGACAACTTTCAACCTGTATTACAAGCATTACAAGAACGATTTTGATTTTGAACTGATGCTTGAAAAGACAGGAACAACATATGCAAAAGCATATGAAAAGGCACAACATGAGGACGATTGGTTCTAGGAAGGCGGTTGCATATGGCATTAGGTGGAGCGATAAAGCTTAAAGGTGAGAGTGAATATAGGCGAGCATTAGACCTGATCAAGCAGAACTTACGTGAAGTATCTTCCGAAATGAAGATTGTCACAAATACGTATGACAAGAATGACACAAGCACTGAAGCGTTATCTGCAAAGAGTGACGTGTTGAACAAACGCCTTGAAGAGCAGAAATCAAAGCTGAAGTTGGTGTCTGATCAGTACAAGAAGTATCAGGAAACTGTTAAACAATCAGCAGATGAGCATGCGCAACTAGGCGAAAAGCTGGAAAGTGAAAAGGCAAAGCTGGCAAGCATTGAAACTCAGTGTGGGAAAAACAGCAAAGAGTATGAAGACCAGAAAAAGGCTGTAGACGATCTGCAAAAAGAGTACGATGATAGCACAAGAGCACAGGATGCAAACAAAAAAGCGCTGTCACGGCTTGCTACGGAAATGAATAATGCCCAAGCTGAAGTTATCAAGACCACAAAAGATATTGACAACCTCGGCAAAGAATCTGACGATAGTGCAAAGCAGGTTGATAATCTGTCGAAAAAAATGGGTGATGCTGATGGCGCATCAAAAAAGCTTGGTGATGGGTTCACAGTACTAAAAGGTACGATGGCTAATCTTGCATCACAGGCAATCAGCAAGATTGTTGATGGATTCAAGCAGCTTGTAGGCGGTGCGGCGGACTATCAGAAGTCCATGGAGTATTACACGACATCGTTTACGGTCATGACAGGCTCAGCCGATAAAGCAGGGGAAACGGTCAAGAAACTTGCTGATATTGGAGCAACAACTCCATTTGATATGCCACAGTTGGCAGATGCAACATCTTTGCTGATGAATTTTGGCTTTAGTGCTGATGATGCGGTTGATAGCATGATGATGCTTGGAGATATTTCGCAGGGGAATGCGGACAAGCTGAACTCCATTGCGAGAGCATATGGAAAAATGAACTCGGCGCAGAAAGTAACACTTGAAGACATCAATATGATGATTGATGCAGGATTCAACCCGTTGCAGGAAATCTCAGAAAAGACTGGAGAAAGCATGAAAAGCCTTTACGACAGAATATCAAAAGGTAAAATGTCTGTGGATGAGATCACAGAATCTATGAAACGGTCAACGTCTGAAGGTGGAAAATATTTTCAATCAATGGACGCACAGTCTCAGACTTTGGATGGTAGACTTTCGACATTGAGTGATACGATTAATTCAAAACTTGGTGAAGCATTACAGCCCATTTTACAAAAAGCTGCTGATGAGTGGATTCCAAACATCACAAATGCAATCGACAATATGGATATTGATTCTGTCGTTTCTGTCATTGATGATCTTATTTCTGGCGTTGGTGATTTATTCGGATTCATCATGGACAATGGTGGTACGATTATTTCTCTTATTGCAGGAATTGGGACGGCAATGATGACGTGGAAGGTTGCATCAATGATAAACGGCTTGGTTACGGCAATCCAAGCGTTTCAGGCAGCTAATGAAGGTGCAACTATTGCACAGGCATTGCTTAATGGTGTTATGAATGCCAATCCGATTATGTTGGTTGTAACGTTGCTTGCAGGATTAATAGCAACAATTATCACATTGTGGAACACAAACGAGGGATTCCGCAATGCTGTAATAAACGTGTGGAATGCATTCAAGGACACGGTCGGAAATGTAATTACATCGGTCGGTGGATTCATAGACAACCTAATCTCGTGGTTTCAGGCACTTCCTGGGAATATTGGTGCATTCCTTAGTGAAGTTATAGGCAACGTACAGAATTGGGCTTCTAACATGGTTTCTAGGGCTTCCGCAGCAGGTTCTAACTTTGTTAGCAGTGTTGTATCATTCATCAGTGGACTTCCGTCTGCTGTATGGAATTGGTTGTCGAGTGCATTAAATAGAGCATGGAACTTCGCAGGGCAGTTGGCACAAGCGGGTGCAAATGCCGCATCTGGACTTGTAAACAACATTGTCGGTAGAATCAGCAGTCTTCCGGGGCAGTTGTTTAACTGGGGCGCCGATATGGTTCGCGGTATTGCAAACGGCATCAGGAGTGCGATTGGTCATGTAACAAGTGCAGTCAGTTCAGTTGCGGAAAAAATCACGTCTTTCCTTCATTTCTCAAGACCGGACGAAGGGCCATTGGCTGAATACGAAAGTTGGATGCCTGATATGGTGGAAGGTTTGAGCGATAGCTTGAGAAAGGCAAGTCCAGAGCTGATAAATCAGACTGAAGCATTGGCAAATGGCATGTCTGATGCATTCAATGTGAACGGTGGTATTTCGACAAGCGGCGGAAACTATAACAACATGGTTGAAGCATTCAAGGCTGCTTTATCACAAGTCAAAATCGAGATGGACGACGAAGAAATGGGTCATTTTGTTGACAAAACGGTTACAAAACTGATTTATAATTAAGGTGGTGAAAACATGAGAAATTACGTTATTCAAAATGGGCTTGACAGCCGATATTTAAAAGGATTGCTGATTCAGGAATTGCCACCGATTACAAAGCCATTGATGCGAACGAGCATTGAGCAGATAGATGGTCGTGATGGTGATGTTATCACAAGGCTAGGATATTCAGCCTATGACAAAAAAATGAAAATCGGTCTGTTTGGCGATTATGATATTGATGATATTATTACGTTTTTCAATTCAAGCGGAACAGTCACGTTTTCAAATGAAGCTGAAAGATATTACAGATATGACATTCTTGATGCTGTCGATTATGAACGCCTTATGAGGTTCAGAACGGCTGAGATCACGTATCATGTGCAACCGTTCAAGTACAGCACACTTGAAAAAAAGAAGGTATTTGACAATCCAACAAGTGCTATCACAATTAGAAATAACGGCAATTATGTTTCAAAGCCGATTATTCATATCAAGGGTTCAGGAACAATCAATCTGTCGTTGAATGGTGTGCAGTTGTTCCGTATTGATATGAGCGCATCAAATTCCATCACCATAGACACAGAAAGGCTTGAAGCGTATAATGATGATGTATTGATGAACAGATATGTTGTCGGAAATTACGACAAATTTGTGCTGAAAGTTGGGCCTAATTCCGTATTATGGGATGGACAACTTACATATATTGCATTTGAAAATCTGTCGAGGTGGATATAATGGAAAAGACGAATCTTGAAATGATTAAAGGCGACACGCTGTCATTTGCGGTTGAGATTGAGTTCGATGACGAACCGCAGGAGCTTGAAAAGGCGTTCTTCACGTGCAAAAAGAATCTTGATGATGGCGATGTCGTATTCCAGAAAACACTTGAAGATGGCATTTCATTCAAGAAGCAGGAGCGCAACAAGATGTATTACGTTGTGCGAATTGCACCTGAAGATACAAAGGATATTGAAGCAGGACATTATTTTTATGACATGCAAATTGAACTTAACAGCGATGTGTTCACTATCCTGACAGGTACATTGAAAGTACGATATGGAATAACAGATTAGGGGGTGCATAAAATGGGCGAATACTTTACAAAACCTGTATGTAAGGTCTTCATGTTGAAAGGCGAAAAAGGCCAGAAAGGTGAAAATGGCCAGAATGGTGAAAATGGTCTGAAAGGTGAAAAGGGGGAAGGCATTCCCACAGGTGGTATAACAGGACAGTTTTTGAAAAAGAAAAGCAACACCGATTACGAATACGAGTGGGCTGATATTACTCCAACTTCATTTATTTCAAGCAATGAAATTGATGACATCATGAAAGAGTAGGTGATAACATGGAACACATTACAATGCCTAGAGGGGACTTGCGAAATATTCATTTTACCGTTCACGATGCAAACGATGCAGAGGTAAGCAAAGGATTCACTCAAATTACTTTTACAGTAAAAGCAAATACGGTGGCTAGAAAAATTATCATCCAGAAAAAGCTGACTGACGGAACGATAACTAAAGATGGAAATGTATATTCATTCTCAATTATGCCGGAAGATACAGACAACATTAATTTTGGAACTTATTATTATGACATCGAGCTTATTAGAGGTGACCAGATACATCAGACGTTTGTAGGCAAGCTGATTATCACGGAAGAAGTCACATTTTCATGTGATACTGAAAAAGGTGTGTAAAGTATGGATGATTACAAGATTATCATGCTTGCGGACGATGATTGTTTAACTTTAAAAATGGATAGCGTTTCAGTTATCGGGACAGATGATTATAACGATTTAAAAAATATCCCTAAAATCAACAATGTTGATGTGAAAGGAAACAAAGCGCTTGCAGATTATGATATTGAGAGCGCAAGCGAAGCGAAAAAAAAATATGAAAATCTGGACAGTGAAATAAACATACATGTAAACAATGCAGATATACACGTATCACGTACAGACAGGTTGAAATGGGACGGCGGTACGACGTATACTGTTAGCGAAGGAAATCTAATAATAGGGGGAAAATAAAAATGGCCGAAATTTCAGAAATTACATTACCTAGTGGAGCAACTTACGACATCAAAGATGCAACAGCAAGACATGACATTAGCATGCTAAAGGGCTCTAATACAGGCGCTATGCATTACGCAGGGGTTACAGAAACGGTACTTGCGGATGGCTCTAGCACATCACCAATTAAGATCAATGAGGTGGATTATACGCCATCAAACGGTGACGTTGTAATGTATGGATCGCTTGAATTTGTATGGTCTACATCAGACAACAAGTGGCACGAGTTTGGTAGTACAGGAAGTCTTAAGGGACTGGCATTCAAGGATTCTGCGAGTGTATCATATACACCGGCAGGTTCAGTTTCCGCACCGACTGTTTCGGTTGCTGTAAACACAGCGAGTGTTACGCCTATCAGTGATGTAGGTGAATTACCAAGTTTCACGGCATCGGTTGCAAATGAGGTTCTAACACTTGGATTTTCAGCAGGTTCTTTGCCAACAAAAGGAACAGATGTAACGGTTGCCACAGGTATTAAGTCTGCTAGTGCATCCGAACCAAAATTTACAGGTGGTGCTTCAACAATTACAGTGAAATAAGGAGGACGGCTTGAATGGCTGATATATCAAGTATTAAATTGCCGAGTGACACAACATATGCGATAAAGGATTCCATAGCCAGAAGCCATATAAGCAATAAAAGCAATCCACATGGCGTCAATAAATCACAAGTAGGTCTAGGCAATGTTACAAACTATGATCAGTCAAAGGCAATAAAAAGCATTTCAAGGTCAGGAACGACATTTACGGCAACGGCACTAGACGGAACAACGTTTACGTTCACTCAGCAGGATAACAATACAACCTATGGAGTTGCGACACAGAATGCAAATGGATTGATGTCTTCATCTGATAAAACTAAATTGGATAGTCTGAGCACAACAAGTGTCTCGGCAATTACCAATTCAGATATCGACACGATAGTCGCTAGCTAAGGAGGAAAAATGGCTAAATATTTAGATCAAACAGGACTTAAATACTTCTGGGGAAAGATAAAAGATAAAATGCCTGGGCCGCTTCAGGCTTACCCAGTTGGAAGTGTCTACATAAGCATTAGCTATAACTTTAATCCGAATACATCATTCGGTGGTACATGGGAAAGATTTGGACAAGGTCGAACTTTAATTGGTGAAGGTACTGGTGATGATGGTAGTACAAGCATGTCCTTTACGGCAGGTAGCACTGGTGGTGAGTATAAACATAAATTAACTGTTGATGAGATACCTTCACATAGTCATAAATACTATTCACCAGTTGTTCAAAGAGTAGCAACTTCTAGTAGTGGTTCAACTTATGGAAACTATAATAAGGATTATCTTATAAGAACTGATTATGTGGGTGGTGATGGTTATCATAACAATGTACAACCATATGTTACGGTATATTTTTGGAAACGCACAGCATAAGGAGAAAGCAAAATGGAAGAAACTAAAAAGCTAGTCTTAAAAGACGGCACAGAACTGGCACTTAATGAATTCAACACAGAGAATGACGAAATCTCAGTAACCATAGTAGATATGGGCTATCAGAAAGCAATTGAGACTCTAAAAGTAGAGCAGATCGCAGAAATCAAAATTTTGAACGAACTTGGAGAGGTAGTTCTGACAGCGAAAGGATACAGCCTCGGTAACAGAATCTCTGTAAACACTAAGGAGAACACAACCCAAGTGACTTTAGAGGTAAAAGGAACAAGAGAAGCCGTGATAGACGCAACAAAGGCGATTCAGATACTTCAGAATACATCTGAGCAGAACACCGCTGACATTACAGCCATCAATGAAGCCATCGCTTCACTTGCAGAAATCGTAGGAGGTGAATAACCATGGTAAAATGGTACGTAAGACAAATCAAAATGAATCGTATGACATTAGAAGATGTGCCAAAAAGATGGCATGATGCTGTAGAAAAAGCGTTATCAGAATAAAAAAAACAGGCGCAATGAGCGCCTTTTTTGTATAATTTAAGCGAGGTAAAATTATGATAAAACTATTTGGAACAACAGACACAGATTTTTCAAGCAACGGCGATGCAGTCATTCAGCCATTCAAAGCAAAAGTCCATAAAGAGGACAATGGAAAATTCTATCTTAATATTGAAGCAGACATATCATATGTTGACATTCTGACAGAAAATAGAATTATCGTTGCAGATACTCCACAAGGCGCACAGGCTTTCCGCATTAAGAATCCAGAAAAAACAAAGAGTAAGATCACGATAAAGGCTCCGCACATTTCATATGATGCAGAAAACTATGTGATTGCAGACAGTTATGTTGTCGATAAAAATTGCAATGATGCGATGGACCATTTAAACAGCGCCACTGACAATCCTAGCCCGTTTCAGACGGTATCTGATATTGCAGCAGTAAATTCATACAGGTGCGTGAGAACATCGCTGTATGACGCTTTCAGCACGGTTCTTGAACGTTGGGGTGGACATTTTGTACGTGACAATTATAGGTTCGGAATCATGAGTACTATAGGGCGTGATAACGGTGTGACTGTAAGGTACAAAAAGAATCTTAAGGAAATGACTTGCACGGTAAACTGGGATAATGTAGTTACAAAACTTATGCCAGTTGGAAAAGATGGCTTGCTATTGGATGAGGTTTATCTTTACAGCAAGACACAGTATGATATTCCTTTTACAAAAGTTGTATCTTTCAATCAGAATATTGACCAAGACCTATACAAGGATGCAGAAGGACATCTTGATGAGACAGCATATAACAATGCACTTATTGATGATTTGAGAGAGCAGGGACAGGCATACGTTGACGAGAATTGCGTGCCAAAAGTGAATTACACACTCAAGGCTAATCTTGAAAAGCTGACGGATATAGGTGATACAATCGAAGTCATTGACGAACCAATGGGTGTGGATATTACAACACATGTTATTTCGTATGATTATGATTGCATTCTAGGCAAGTATACGGAGCTTGAATTTGGTAATTTTCAGCAGAAGGTATCTGACTTGATGGGAACAGTAAGCTCAACAATTCAGCAGAGTGTAGAGAAGAACAATTCTGCTTTACAGGTTGTGTTTTCAGATGCAATTCAACATGCTCAGGAAACAATTCTAGGCATGCTTGGCAATTCTTATGTGGTGTATGAAGGTGACAAAATTCTTGTGGTTGATGCGTTACCGAAGGAAGAAGCTCACCACGTCATCATGATTAACAGCGGTGGAATCGGATTTTCAAGCACTGGAATCAATGGAACATTCGAGAGTGCATGGACGATTGACAATGTGCTGAATATGCAACATATAAATGTGATCAATCTTGTCGCTGACATGATAAAGGGCGGAACATTGAAGCTTGGTTCTAACCTTAACCAGAACGGACAGATTGAAGTCTTTGATGAAGCAAACAATCTGATTGCAAAACTGGACAAAAATGGTCTGATTATGTATGGACTTGATGGTTCATATCTGGTTGTCAATAATTATGTAGGTTTTGCAGGATATGACCGCACTGGCGCTAAAACATTCTGGGTTTCAGGTGATGAGTTCCATCAAAAAAAATCTGTCATTGAGGAAGAGATCACGTTGTGCAACAAGGCGAGATTTATTCCGATAACTGTAAAAGATGGCGATACTGTTACAAACGATGGCATCGGTATAGTGGGGGTGTGATATGGCTACATCAGGAACATTCAAAACATCAGCGTATGATGGTGCATGCTTACAGTTTGACTGGTCATTAAAAAGCCAAAGCATCGTAAACAATCAGTCTGTCATTTCGTGGACGTTGAAGGGTGCAGGAATCAAGTCTGGTTATTGGTACATGGCAGGCCCTTTCAAGTGCACTGTAAACGGCACTGTTGTTTATCAATCAAACACTAGAATTAAGTTATACACTGGAACGGTTGTGGCATCTGGAGAGCTTGCAATCGGTCACGATACCAACGGTTCAAAGACATTTAGCGCATATGCAGAATGTGCAATTTATACATCGGCTGTAAATTGCAAAGGTTCTGGAAGTTGGAGCCTTCCCGATATTGACAGAGCATCACAGCCAAGTCTGAACACATGGCCGAACAATTCTCCAGACTTTAATATCGGAGATACTATTGTCGTGCATATGAACCGCAAGTCAACCGTATTCACGCATACCGTTGTGCTGAAATTGGGTTCATACAGCTATACAATTGGCACAGGTGTAACAGATAATATTACACTTGATACAGATATGATTGCATCAAGTCTGTATGCGCAAATGCCAAACAGCAATTCTATGACTGGAGAAATTGTTGTTACAACGTATAGTGGCAGCACGGTTATAGGAACATCAAGCTGTACCATTATTGCACATGTAGTAAATTCTAACCCTGTATTTGATGTGGGTTATTCCGACACAAATTCGGCAACTGTTGCAATCACAGGAAACAGTCAATATATCATTCGTAATAATTCCACGTTACAGATCAGTGTAAGCAATGCAAAAGCATTAAACAGTGCCACGTTGAAATCAATTACTGCTGTTGTAAATGGTAATGCTTATACAGGCACTTTAAGTAGCTCTACAGGCACAATCAATGTCGGTGTGGTAAATGTATCATACGATACTGAAGTGACCGTCAAAATCGTTGATTCAAGGGGAAATGTGGGACAGAAAAATATCACAGTTCTTGTGTATGATTGGAGCTTGCCGAGTGCGATTATCAAACTGAACCGTAAAAGCAATTATTATTCAGAAAGTATATTAAATGTAAATGCCAACTATGCGTCAATAGGCGGGAAAAATGAAGTAACGATTAAGTACCGCGCGAAGAAGGTTTCTGAAAGCTCATATGGAAGTTATGCAACCATTCAGAACAATGTGGATATTAATTTTACGGCTGATAACAAGTATGAGTGGAACGTACAGGTTGAGGTTTCTGACAGGATAGGAAAGACAACCTATAATCTGATTCTTGCAAAGGGCATCCCGATTACGTACACGGACATCAAGAAGTACAGCTTTGGTGTGAATTGTTTTCCGAAACATGATAACAGCCTTGAAGTCAATGGCGTTTGCATTAGTGGTAATGTGCTTTACAACAGTGCAAGTGGAACAGCAGGAACTGTCACATTATCAGACAGCGTGGAAAATTATACTTACATTGAAATCTTTTACATATCGTCTGGTGATAATGCTTGTGGCAGTGTTAAGGTGTTCAGTCCAAACGGAAAACTTGTGCATTTAGGAACGATTCATTATATTGCCGATTATGACTATGCAAAGTTTGCTCTTGTGAGTGTGTCGGGGTCAATGATCACATTCAGCCAGAATTACCAGATCATTCTGAAAAACAATGGTTCAACATATTCAGCAGAAAATGCAATTTATATAACGAGAGTGGTTGGATATTAAATGAAATCATGGTATACTATGAGTGCAGTGTTTTCATGTTCACTGCATTCATTTCCCAGCCTGTCGGGGGTATTCGACGGGCTGTTTTTTTATGCATAAAATTCTATACTAACTTACCATAACCTACAGGTCAAACCATGTTAGTAAAGAAAAAAATCACCGTTTGCATTCGGTGATTGATTGATGTATATTATAGATGGGCTTTGTTGACATTAGGGCATGAAATTCTCCTAGTAAATTGCAGACAGAAATGTCTGCTTTTTACTTGAAAAAAATTTCTATTCCATCAGGGGAAACATGGACTGAATCAAGGACATTTCGCCACAACGTGCGTTTATTCTCACGTGTGAGGTTATCATATATTGAGCGCCAACCGCTGTTCAAAAATTGGTTAAGATGATCGGTGCTTTTAGGTTTGAAAGATTCAAGCCTTTTTATTTTGTCTTCCGTTTCTGCGTACAGACGTTCATAGGTACTTACAGGCATACGTTTCTTGATGAAGATATAATTCAGATTATCAAGCTCTTTTCTTAATTCTTTTAATTCCTTTTCGGTTGTGTTCTTTGTTTCAGATGTGACACTTGATATTGTGGCTATATGATCTTTAAGCAGCGTATCAAGATTAGAAAGCAAATATTTCTCCGTTGCAAGTTCCGCATAGTGCTTTTTGTGGGAGCATGTATGCACCGAGTGTGCATTGTTGCATCGGTAATAATAATATCGCTTGCCACCTTTTGGATGGCTCACTCCAACCAATTTAGAACGGCATTCTGGACATCTTAAAAGTCCAGTGAATAAATATACATGTCGTTGTATTCCTGTGCGTATATTGGACTGTAATGCGGTCTGAACGGCATTGTATGTTTCTTTCGTGATGTATGGTTCAGCGTAATTGGAGTTACCACGGTATGATCCTGCATAAAATTCGTTCTTAAGTATGTGCATATAGGACATGTAAGGCCGAGACAGTCCGTATTTATTGTTTACGTATTCGACAGTGTAATGGACTGATTGATGCAGGAGAAATGAATCGAAAATATCTTTAACTATTGGTGCTTTTGATTCATCAATTGCAATGCGTTTATTGCCGTTTTCTGTGGCAATCCTGTAACCAAAAGGAACGTTACCAGTGATAGGTTGACCTTGTGCAATTTTGTACTCAAATACGGCTTTGATACGTTCAGAGCCTTTTTTTAATTCGTGTTCTGCAAGATTGACTTTCAGGTTGAACATAAACAATCCGTTCGCAGTGGACGTATTGATATCGTCCTCACAAATGGAAATCATGGCAACATTGTTCTGTTGAAGAAGTTCAAGCATCTTGTTAGCTTCAAGAACGTTACGTGAAAGACGGTCAAGGCGTGTGAAGGCGATTGCATCAAGATTTTTCAGATTTGACAGCATGGCTTGCAGCTGAGGGCGTTTCATTGTGCTTGCTGAGAATCCTTCGTCAATGTAGATATGTTGCAGGGCATGATCGTTGTCGTTGCACCATTGCGTTATTTCTTCGGTCTGTGCCTGTATTGAATATCCATATTTCTTTTGTTCATCAGTGGAAACACGAGCGTATCCTGCCACTCGCAGATTTTTTCTCATAAAAATTACATCCGTTTGATTGAAAATAAAAAAAGCAGTCCATACTAGCCGATGAGGACGGTGAAAATATGGACGCAGAAAAAATATATTCGTTGCTGTTTAATCTTTATGCTGAACAGGAAAATATCAAAATTGAATATGAATTAGACAATTCTTTTTTTTCGACAGATGGTTTCAATCAGAAACATTCTTGCTGTCTAGGTACAGTTTCATTATCTTCAGATACAGTTCATCCTTCTCAGGTTCCGGAAGATCGTGAAACAGAGACTCGATGCGCAGTGTGAGGTCTGTCGTTTCATCGTAGCTTGTTGTGTCAATGCCAAAATATGAAATGTCGATGCCGTAAACCTCGCAAAAACGTTTCAGAGTTGAAAGAGTCAAGGAACGCTTTCCAGACTCAATATTTGATATTGCAGGTCTTGAAAGTCCGACAAGTTCAGCAAGCTCAGACTGCTTAAGATCACGGGAGTTGCGAAGTTCTTTGAGTTTCTTTCCGATTGACTTATTGTTGATCATTATTTTTTTACACCACCTAAAAAAGATTATATTTCGATAATAACACACCGTAGCTATTTGAAACAATAATTAATAATCAAAAAAAGATGAAAAGTAGTTGCAATTTGATGACATGGGTATATAATGTAGGCAAGAAAGGGGGCACGAAATGAAAAGAGCAGAACTTAAAGCATTCAGAATATCAAAGGGATATACTCAGAAAGATGTAGCAGAAATGCTTGGAGTATCGACTAGCCATTATGCTTGTATTGAGCAAGGAACGCACAATCCTTCTACAAAGCTTGTCAAAGTGTTCTGCAATGTGTTTGGTAAGGAAAATGCGAGTTTAATAATTGGGAGCTGAGAAGATGTTAGAAATCGTAGCAGAAATCGTAAAAAGCGGTAACGCAGAAGAATTAAGAAAAATTATTAAACAGTATGAATTGGATGTTTCAAAAAGAAAGGAAAACAAGAAAAATGATAGGATTTGAAAACATTACAAAAGATGTAGCAACTGATTTAATCGAACTTGTAAATCAGTTAAGAGGACTAGAAAAGTCTGCACAGGTCAACTATTCTGTGCAAAACCGAAAGACAGGAGAGTGGGTTAAGAAGGAATTTAATTATGTACCACTTGACAATATTTTAAACAAGATTAAGGAAAATAAGAACTTTGCATTGCTACAGCCGATTGGAGTTGATGAGAACGGCATAAACGGTGTTCGCTGTATTCTGGTACATAAGAGCGGTCACGTATTTGAAACAAACACTTATCCGTTTGCAGTTAAAGAAGGCGCTAAGTTGCAAGATGAAGGCGCAGAGATCACATACCGCAAGCGTTACTCATTAGGTGCATTCTTAGGCATGGCAACAGAAGAAGATACAGACGGAAATGATGATGAAGCAACGAACAGCACTGAGCGCAAGGCATCACCAAGACAGGTCGAAGTATTGAGCAAGAACTATACAGGCGAGAATCTTGAGAAATTGTTAAAGATGAACAAGATTGAAAAGTTGGAAGACATGCCGATGTCGAAGGCAAGTGAGTTGATTGGTAAAATCATGAAACAAAGAAAGGCGGACAATCATGAGTAGTTACGTGCAATTTGTAGTATGTCAGTACACTGACAGCAAAAAAAAATTCCTGTTCTATGCACCGCTTTATGCAAGTATCAAGAGTGGTGACGAAGTGTTAGTTGAAACGCAGTTCGGAGAAAAAATGGCAACAGTGCTTGCAGTTTGCAATTCAACTAGTAATGATGTGGAGCAAGTATTGCGTGTTCTTACAGGTGCAGGATGCGAGCCACTCAAAAGAGTTATCGGCAAATATGATTTTACTAAATTTAATTACAGAGAGGATGAAACAAATGAATAACATTATTGAAAGAAAAGACTCAGACGTTGCATTGTCTGAAGAAGTATGCGAGAAAATCATCAGCCTTGAGAAGCAGGCGAAAGAAATCAAGAAACAGCAGGACAGCATGAAGAAAGAAATTCTTGATGCTATGCAGAAGTACGGCGTATTAAAAATCGACAACGAGTTTCTGAAGATTGCGTTCATTCCAGAGCATGACGCAGAAAGGTTTGACAGCAAGACTTTTAAAGAAGAAAATCCTGACGTGTATGACATGTACGCCAAATTCTCAACAGTGAAACCGTCCATCCGCATCACGGTGAAGTGATGGAAACATTCAGCATTAAAGGCGGCACTCTTGAATATTTCGATGAAACGCATACATATCTGTATGATGGGCTTATGTTGCCAAGTGTCTCACAGATTCTCGGTGCGAAGTTTAGAAACGAATATGCAAGCGTGCCTCCTGCCGTGTTGAATAATGCGGCAAAAAGAGGTACGGCAGTACATAAGGCAATCGAGAACTACAACAATTCAGGGTACGATGATGGAAGTGAAGCAGTGCGAAACTTTAAGTTTTTGCAGAAGCAATACGGATTCGAGGTTCTGGACAGCGAGTTGCCACTTGTGCTGTTCAAAGATGATATGCCGATTGCGTGTGGACGGCTTGACATGACAATGCTGATGGATGGTGAAACTGGCATTGCGGACATTAAAACCGTCAGCGCATTAAACAAGGAAAAAATCGCATATCAGTTGAATTTGTACCGCATCGGATTGATGCAAAGCTACGAAGTTGATGCAAAATTCTTGAAGATCATACATCTTAGGGATGGCATCAGAAAAGTTATTGACAGCCCTGTAAATGAGGGCATGACATGGGAATTAATCGAAAAATTTTTGGAGGAAAAAGAAAATGAATAACGTTAGTTTGATTGGAAGGCTTACGAAGGATGTTGAGGAACGGAGAACGCAGAACGGTACTCATGTTGTCTCATTCACATTGGCAGTTGACAGAAGAAAAAAGGAAGACGGCGCAGACTTCATTCCTTGTATTGCGTGGGACAAAGCAGCCGATACAATCGCAAAATATGTTCATAAAGGTGACTTGTTTGGAGTGACTGGGTATATTCAGGTAAGAAGCTACGAGAAGGACGGCAGAATGAATTATGTGACAGAAGTAGTCACTACAAGCTTTCAGTTCTTGGAACGTAAGCGTGAAATGCAATATGATGGCCCTAGCGGTCAAAATAATAGCAATTTTGATAATGGTTGGGGGAATACAAGGAACGACATAGGTTCGTCTGATTTGCCATTCTAGGCGGTAATAATGATGATAGGAAATGCAAAAGCTATCATCCAGTGGTTGTTCGACCAGCAGGATGCAGAAAAGCTGTACGAGATAAAAGAGAAGAAATCGAAAAGATCACTCACAGCCAATGCGTACTACTGGTCTTTACTCAACCAGTTGGCTAGCGTTATGAGGTTTAGCAGTGAAGAAGTGCATTTCATGATGCTCAAGCGGTACAGTGTGTGTGAGGTTGTGTCGGTCAGGTCAGACATAAAAGTTGATGGCTATTTTCGATATTATGAAGCAATCGGGAAAAGTGATCTTGATGGTAAAGAGTTCACGCATTACAAAATTTACAAAGGCAGTTCGGATATGGATTCAAAAGAGTTCTCCATCCTTCTGGATGGATTGATAAGAGAGTGCGAAGAACAGGGCATCCCTGTACTTACACCGGATGAGGTTGCAAAACTGAAGTATATAGAAATGAGAAAAAACAAATGAATATTTACGTTGAAAAAGGCGCGCACGTGCCAGAGAGGGCACACAAAACAGATGCTGGGTTGGATATAAAAGCACGTGATAATAAGCTTGTAAAGGCACACGGATGGGCTTTGCTGCATACTGGATTGCATGTACAGTTGCCACATGGAACAGCAGGGCTGTTGGTTTCTAAAAGTGGTTTGAACGTCAATCACGGCATTACATCAACAGGATTGATTGATGAAGGATATACAGGCGAAATTCTTGTGAAACTGTATAATCATTCTGATGAAAGCTATCTGGTTCATGCGGGCGATAAAATCTCACAACTTGTTATTATTCCAGTGCTTTATGAGGATATCAATTTATGTGATTCACTGGATGAAAATACTGAGCGTGGTGATAAAGGTTTCGGAAGTAGCGGAAAATGATTCAGAAAGAGTTATGCATCATGCATGAAGGCATGTTCTTAACGAATGAACACTGTTATCAGTATTATTCAAAACGGTTATATGGAACTGTCAGGCATGAAATTTTTTTTGGCACTGCCAACCGCAAAAAGTCAATTAAGTATGGTCTTGTCGTATTCATCAAACCTGAAGATCACAACATGTCTAAGTATGGTGTGCATTGCAGTAAGGGCCATGAATTTGATATGCACCTTAAAAAGCTTGGGCAAAAAAGAGCCATGGCCGAGTATGGATTGACTACAAGCGAGTTCATTGACATTTTTGGGAAAAACTACCTATGAGGTGACTTAATTGTACAGAAAGTATCACAATACAAAGACGGTTGCTGATGGCATCAAGTTTGATTCAAAGCTTGAAGCTGAGCGGTATGTACAGCTGAAGATTCTGGAACGTGCGGGAGTTATAAGGGCGTTGGAATTACAGCCTTCTTTTGAACTTTTGCCGTCATTCAGGAAGAATGGCAAGACATGGCGTAAAACCGTGTATAAGGCCGATTTTAGATACATCTTGTGTGATTGTGATAGAATCATTATTGAAGATGTAAAAGGCTCTACAGCGGTAATTACGGACGTATTTCGGTTAAAGCAAAAATTGTTCGAATATAAATATCCAAACTACACAATCAGCATCGTTACGAGTAAAGACATCAAGAAGTTTCAAATAGAAACGAAAGTCGGCAAAATGTGTTGACTTAATCACATTACGATGATAAAATTAAAGAGTAGTAATAAACTATAATGTCTGTTTAGTGGTCGCCCCCGCTGAGCAGGGAAACAACTGAATAGACACGAGAACTGTATGGCTTTATAGTGGGCGAACTATAAAAGTTGTGCAGTTTTTTCGTTAGAAAGTCAATCACATGATTGAAGATACAGAAAAAGAAAGGAAGCAAAAACATGAATGAAAGCAGAGACTTCAAGGGTGTATGGATTCCGAAGAAAGTGTGGCTAGACACTAGGCTTAATGCACTTGATAAAGTTATTCTTATGGAAATTGACAGCTTAGACCAAGGTGAAAAGGGATGCTATGCAAGTAACGAACATCTTGCTGAGTTCTGTCAATGTAGTAAAACGAAGGTATCGACAGCAATTTCAAAACTTATTGAATGTGGATATTTATACATTCAAAATTTTGATGGAAGAAAGCGAGAATTGAAAAGCAGACTTTCAAATTTTGAAAGGCAGAATATAAAAAATTGTAACGCTGATATTCAAAATCTGAAAGAAAGTAATACAGTTAATAATACAGTTAATAATACAGTAAGTAATAAGAAAGAAAGAAAGAGCAAATCGAAATCGTATGATGAACAGATTGCGGAGTATACAGGAAATGAAGAACTTCAAAATGCATTAAAAGCATTCTTACAGATGAGGTCATTCATCAAGAAGCCTATGACAGAATATGCTTTTAAACTCATGCTTAAGAAACTTGATGAATTAGGAAATAACGACACAACAAAGATCGCTATTCTAAATCAGTCAATCACTAATAACTGGCAAGGAATCTTCCCATTGAAGGATGTAAATACAAAGCATGAGAAACAGCCAGAAAAGAAATACGACCAGAACGGTTATGGGTCTGAAGAAGAACTCATGGCTATGTTTTACGGCAAATAGTTTCAAATAGAAGCAAAAGAAAGGACTATAACAACTATGAAAAATATGCAAGATAACTTTATAAGTGAACAGCCAACAGAAGAAGCAATCCAGAGGATGTTAGACAATTGCGATGAAAGTACTGAATATATCAAAGATAATATGATATACTGTCGAAAATGCAACGAGCCACGAAGAAAATGGATGTCGGCGGTCGGGATATATGTTCCTGTAATGTGTTCATGCTTAATTGCTGAAAATGACAGGAAGGAAGAAGAGAAAAAGAAGCAGGACAGACTGGCACGAATTGAAGGATACAGGAACACAGGCTTTCCTGACAGAGAACTTCAGAAATGCCGATTTGATCACGACGATCAGAAATCAAAGAAGGCTAGCGATATGTGCATGAACTATGCGAGAAAGTTTGATGAATTCAGAAAAGCAGGAAAAGGGCTTATTCTGTTTGGCGGAGTTGGAACTGGTAAGACGTTTCTTGCATCATGCATTGCAAATGAGTTGATTGACAATGGTGTGCCGTGCCTTGTGACAAATTTTGCGCGAATTATCAACACGTTACAGGGAATGTATGAAGGAAAGCAGAAATATCTGGACAGCCTTAACGAGTTTGATCTTTTGGTCATTGATGATCTTGGAATTGAGCGAAACACGGAGTATGTAAACGAGCTTGTGTATAACATTATTGATGCAAGATACAGAAGCGGAAAACCGATGATAATTACCACAAATCTTAAATATTCAGATCTTTATCATACAGAAGATACAAGTAAAGACAGAATCTACAGCCGTATCATTGAAATGTGCCTTCCTGTATTGGTAAGTGGTGAAGACAGACGAAAGAACAAAGCGCAGGATTCAAGGCTTATGGATATATTAAACGGTTAAATGTTTCAAAAAGAAACAAAATGTATTGCATTTGTTTATATATTATGATATTATAATAACGTAAAGAGAGGCAGGAAGGATAAAACAGAATACGGTCCGATAGGCTCGCCGAATGAAGGTTTCAAAGCCTATGTCAGAGTTGCGAAAGGTAACCTTCCTAAATCTATTTACTTAAAAAGAAAAGGAAAAAAGAAAGGAAAAAAAAGAACATGACAAACGCACAAATTATTTTCAACGAAGCAGTTGAACTTATGAAAAACGGAAAGATCGGAACCACAGGCAGACAGTTTGAGGTTGAGGACGAAAGCGGCAACAAAACGATGCTCGATGAACCGGAAGATATTCATACATTCCAAGCATGGAAAAAGCTCGGCTATTGTGTTAAGAAAGGCGAGAAAGCTGTTGCACAGTTCCACATCTGGAAATGCGTATCAAAGGAAACTGAAAACAGCGAGGGGATGACCGAAGAACAAAAAAGAATGTTCATGAAAAAAGCAAGCTTCTTCAGCGCAAGCCAAGTGCAGGCAATGAATTAATGATATAAAGGCAAGCCCACCGCCTAAAGTGTGGGCACACAAAAAGGAAGGCAAGAACATGGAAGAGAAACTAAACGGTACATATTATTTATTTGATTGCTTGGACGGTGTAATAGGTGACAGGCTATTAACCCTTGAAGAGTTAAGACAAGCAATGACATGGGAAAATGTAACGTACACGGAGAAAGACGCCAAACGCATTGCAATGGACTATGAAGCGACTTTATACAAGTACAAATACATAGACGGAGAAGTAAAAGAAAGCAAAATGCTTTACGATCCGTGGCAAATTTGAGGAAAAAAGGACGGTGCAGCTATGATAATTAAAACATGGAATATCGAAGCAATGACAGGATATAAGCCACGCACAACATTCTATGAGGATTTCAGTATTGCAGACCATTTCGGTGGTCCTGCAATTCGAGACACATATTGCAGAGCGTTCAACGCATGGCAGAACAATATTGAATACATGACAGAGCTTGTGATGGTCCTTAATTGGAAGATCGCAGAGCACTACAGAAAGAATGACAGACTTGCTGAAATGTATGACGAACTTTGGAACAAGGCTGACGAGTGGATGTATGAACATTTCGATGGTGATGACTTACAGTATTTTATGAGAACAACGGACTAGGACAACCTAGTCTTTTTTTTTATCGAAAAAATTGCCAAAAAATGTCATGAAAACGTTTGACTTTTCTATATTATAGCATTATAATATAGATGTAAAAGAAAGAGAGATAAAAAACATGACAACAAAAGAAATCAAAGAATTAGCATTACAGATTCTAAACAGAAATGGTGAAACTGGAATTAAAAAGTCTGACTTTACAGTTAGACAGGCAAAGCAGTTGATCAAGGAATATAACTTAGGTTGGATGAAATAGAAAGGAAAAAAGAACATGACTGAAATTGTATGGCAAGAGATTAAGAAGAACGGAGAAATTGTTACAAAACAGAGAACATTCAAGACAGAGAAAGCCGCAGAAAAGTTCATTGAAAAATTGTATGATAAGGATAACTTCTACAATATTTTAGCTACAAGATAATAGTGAGGACAAGAAAATGACAAACATGAACAACAGAGAATATTCAGCACTTATGAGTGCAGTAAATGAAATTATGGAAGGCAGAACAGTTAATATTTATGAAAATTCAAGCTTTGGTGCAGAAGTACAAACATTCGGTGTGAACTGGTCAGCTTGTGGGACGCAGAACATCGAAGAAACAAAGAAATTTGCTGAGAAAATCAACAAGGCTTGTAAGATCGTGGAAAAGCTGAATGCGATGCAAATCACTGTAAACTATGGACATGAAGAAAAGCCAGACAGAGAATCATACATGGCATTGATCGCAAAGTATACGGAAGAATTGCAGTCGATATGCTAATGCTTAAAGGTTTCAAATAGAAACAAAAACTTACAAAAAGTATTGACATATTGTTATAATATGGTAATATATGGATGTAAAGAAAAGGAGATAAAAAACATGAAACAAGTACATATTGGTTATCACAGTTTTACAGAATCAGGAATCGTGGAAGAAGTTGCGAACGTGTTAT